CCGCAGAAGGCGCGTGCGCCGGCTTCTTACAGTCCTTTGGGTGCTTATGCCTCGCGTCGTGCGCGCTAGTCCTGGCGACCTCGGGGTTGTCCTCGATTTGTTCCGCGAGGGGTGTGCGGAGGCGGGCGTTCGGTTGTCCGATGATGCGCCGGGTTGTTTGGCGTGGGGTCTTTCGATGCCGGGCATGGCGGGGTTTCTGGCGGTGGAGGAGGACGGGCGTGTGGCCGGGGGCTGCCTGATGGCGGTGGATCCCTTGTTTGTTCCGTCTTTTGGGCAGGTGGTGAAGTTCTATGTGCGTCCGCCGTGGCGTGGCACGGCTGTGGCGAGGCTCTTGTTGCTGGCGGGCGAGGACTGGTGTTGGCGTCAGGGTGCGTCGCGTGTGTTGATGCACGGGCATTTCCCGGGTGAGGTGCCGGGCTATGTGGCGTTGGCGCGTGCGGCGGGGTATAAGCCGGGAATGTCCGTGTTCGTGAAGGAGCGTGGATGATGGGTGCGATCTTTTCTTCTCCCAAGCCGCCTGCGCCTCCGCCGCCTGATCCTGAGCTGGTGAAGCAGCGTCAGGAGGCGGCGCGGCGCGAGGCTGAGGAGAAGGCGGCCGAGGCGCGTCGTGTGGAGCAGGAGCGTCTTGGTTTCCTGAGCGTGGGGCGCGGCAATCGCAGCCTCATGAATGACGAGCGGTCCTTGGCTCCGCGATGAGGAAGGATCCTTCGGCGGTCGGCGTGCTTGCCCGTTGGGCCGAGGCGAAGCGTTGGCGTGTGCCTTACGAGCCTTACTGGCGGGACGTGCTGAGCTTGATGATGCCGGGCCGTCGCCGCTTGGAGACGGACAGTTTGTCGTCTGCGCTGGATGCGACGGAGCTGTATGACGACACGGCGGTGGTAGGCGTTCCCGAGTGTGCCGCGCGCATTCAGTCGGGGGTGATGCCGACTGGCGTGGAGTGGGCGCGTTTGGAGATGCAGGGCGCGTCCGACGAGCAGCGTCAGCGTTTGGCGGACGTGCAGCGTTACATTTTCGAGCGCATGGCTTACAGCAACTTCTACTCGGCTGTGACGGAGTGTCTCATTGATGCCGTGGGGTTCGGCAACTGGCTGATGCGTGTGGCCTACGATCCTGTGTCTCCTGGCGGGCTGGTGTTCGAGCCTGTGCCGATGACGCAGGTGTGGTTTGCTGCGTGGCATCGCACGCGGCCTGATGCCTTCTATGTGCTGAACCGTTACCGGGCGGGCCAGATGCGGATGCGGTATCCGCGCGTGCAGTTGCCGTCCGACGTGGAGGATCACCGGCTCTACGACGTGGTGGAGTTCTGCGAGCTGGACGGGGATGGCGTGGGCGAGCGGTATCGCCATGGCCTTCTGCTGGCCAATGGCGAGAGTTCCTCGATCATGTGGGAGAGGACCTATCAGGGCGAGGGGTCATGCCCGTTTGTCTATGGCCGGATGAGTCTTGCGAGCGGCGATATCTACGGGATTGGTCCGGCGATTCAGGCGTTGCCGTCCGTGCGCACGCTCAATGCGGTGAAGGAGAAGCTGCTGCGCGGTGCGGACTTGCAGCTCGGCGGGTTGTGGCAGGCCGAGGATGACGGGGTGTTCAACCCCGAGACGGCGGTGATGGTGCCTGGGGCGATCCTGCCGATTGCCGTTGGGAGCAAGGGGTTGCAGCCGTTGACGCAGCGGGTGCAGGTGGACCTGACCCAGCTTGTCATCGCCGACCTTCAACACTCCATTCGCCGCATGCTCTACAACGAGACGCTCGGTCCGAGGCAGGGCACGCCGCCTACGGCTTTCGAGGTTGAGGAGCGGATGCTTGACTTGGCGCGGCAGCTCGGCCCGGCGTATGAGCGCATTTGGTCCGAGTTCTGCGTGCCTTTGATTGCGCGCTTGCGGTATCTGCTCAAGCGTGCGGGGATGATCGAGCTGCCGGTGATTGATGGCCGGACGGTGCGTGTGGAGCCGTTCAGTGGCTTGGCGCGTGCGGGTGCGATGGCGTTGGGCAAGCGTCAGGTGCAGTTGGCGCAGACGATTGGTTCCCTGTTCGGCCCGCAAGTGTTGATGACGCAGGTGGATCCGACGCGCTTTGCGCAGGAGTTGGCGCGGTTGTTCGATGTGCCGCCGAACATTCTCATCTCGCCGCAGGAGCAGGCGCGTTTGGGTGCGCAGATCGGGGCGATGCAGCAGCAGTTGGGCAATGCCGATCCGGCGTTGGCGCAGGCGGTTGCGGCTGCTGCGGGTGGCATGGGTGGTGGCCAGCCTAGGAGCTTCTGATGAACGACGATGAGGTGACGTTGGCGGTTCAGCGCGCCTTCAACGCGGCTGGTCCGCTTCTGACGCGCTATCTTATGGCGCGCTATGCGACGGTGGCGAGGCCGCCCTTCACGGAGGGCGAGCTGGCGTATCGCGAGGGTCAGCGGTCCGTGATCGCTGACTTGTTTACCCGCTTGGAGCAGAAGGAGAAGTCCAGTGAGTGAGACGGAAGCGCCCGCCCCTGTGGCGGAGAACGCACCCGAGGCTGCCGCGCCGGAGCGTCCGGCGTGGCTTCCGGCGAAGTTCAAGGAGCCGGAGGCGTTGGCGGCGAGCTATGTCGAGTTGGAGAAGAAGCTTGGCGAGCGGCGCGAGACGCTGCTGGCCGAGCTGCGCGCCGAGATGGCGAGGGATTTGCCTGAGAGTCCCGACGCCTATGAGCTGGCGCTGCCCGAGGGCTTTGCGGTGCCGCAGGGCTTCGAGTTCCGCATTGAGGCGGATGACCCTTTGGCGAAGGAAGCGCGCCAGTGGGCGCACCGTCACAAGCTGCCGAAGGGAGCGTTCACGGAAGCGGTAGGTTTGTTCGCCAAGGCGGTGGCTGCAACTTTGCCTGACATGAAGGCGGAGCGGGCCAAGCTGGGCGAGCGTGCCGATGAGCGGCTGGCGCAGCTCGACGGCTACCTTGCGGCGAACCTGTCCGAGAAGGCTTACCGCGCCCTCCAGGGCGTGGCGCAGCGTGCCGAGGTCATTGAGGCGTTGGAGGAGGTGGTGCGCTTGGGCGGTGCCGAGGGCATGCCCGGTAAGGGTGGCGGTGCGGCCCCGGCTTCTGCGGCCAATGCGCCCTTCACGAGCGAGGAGGAGGTGCGGGCGGCCATGCGCGACAAGCGATACTATACCGACTCCAACTACCGGAAGTCGGTGTTCGAGCGTGCCGAGCAGTTCTTCGCGAAGCAGGGTTGAGAGGAAAAGAGGGGGGTGGAGGCAATCTCCACCCCCCTTAGTTTTGGGGGAGAAGGAAACCCACAACACGGAGACGGTTCTAGGATGGCCTGTCTCCCCTTGCATTGCAAGCCCCTCCCGTGTCACATACGGGGGCAGGCCCGAAAGCTGGGCTATGGGGCGGCGGAGGCCGGAACCCCTGAGCCTGCTTGAGACGGACAACCAGGATCGGGTTGAAAGTGGAGAGCAGCGGAAATGCCGCAGAACATCGATACTTCTTTTGTCAAAAGCTACGAGACCGAGGTTTTCGAGGCGTTCCAGCGTCAGGGTTCGCAGCTTCGCGGGACAGTTCGCGTCAAGACCGTGAAGGGCGCGATGGACACCACGATGCAGAAGATCGGCCGTGGTTCTGCCGTCTCGAAGCCGCGTGGTGGCGAAATCCCCCTGATGAACGCGGACCGTGGGACGGTCACGATCACGTTGACCGACCGCTACGCGCGCGAGCTGGTGGACAAGCTCGACGAGTTGAAGATCAACCATGACGAGCGCGCCATTCTGACCAACGCCATCACCTGGGCGCTTGGGCGTGCGATGGATCAGGACATCATCACGGCGGCCGACCAGGCGACGGGCTTCATCGACAACGGCTCTCCGTCCGTGTGGACAGCGGCTTCCGGGCCTGTGGCGGCCTTGGAGACGTTTGGCAAAGACGACGTGCCGCTCGATGGTCAGACCTATGCCATTGTGCCGTGGGAGGCGTGGGGCGATCTGCTGGGGATCCAGCAGTTTTCCAGCGCCGAGTATGTCAGTGATCAGCCTTGGACGGCGCGTGTGCCGTCGAAGGTGTGGGCTGGCTTCACGTGGATGCCCTACTCGGGCTGCACCGCGTCCGGTGCTGACAAGTTCTGCTACTTCTGGCACAAGACGGCGATGGGTGCTGCCATTGGCGCTGAGATCAGCGTGGACGTGACGTGGAATGGCGAGCGTGCGGCGCACAACATCGTGGGTTCGATGAGCATGGGCGCGAAGCTCATCGACCAGACTGGCGTCAAGCGCAAGCTGTATGACCTCTGAGGAGAACGGACCATGCCTTTGACCCTTGGAACGCTTCTGCCGGGTCCGGTCTTTGCCGGGGCTTATGGCGGCACGGCCACGGAGCGGTCGCCCCGCCTGTGGTTCTACTCGACGCCTGACAACCGCACGACGGTGCTAACGTCCGGCTACTTCAACGGCGCGACGCATCTTCTCAACCGGGGCGATATCATCATGGCGCATGTGGAGACTGGCGGCACGCCGGGTTTCATGTTGTGCATGGTGACTTCGGCTTCGCAGGCGGGCACTGTGACGACGTTGCAGAACTACCTCGCCTGAGCGGGGGGGGGGTTCCGCCGAGTGGATCGGGGGGAGGGGAGGGCGACCTTCCCTCCCCCTTCGCTTAGGGGGCATGGATGCAGACGAAGCTGAGCACCATCAACGCGGCCTTGGCCCGTTTGGGCGAGCGC